GGACGCTTAAGATCCGGGTATGAATTAGTAAGATCAGATGAATATCCCGAAGAAGACTTTCCAACTATCTCGGATGGCAAATACGCAGGGGTGATCGGGCACGGAGGCCTTGTGCTGACAAGGGTACCAGAGGAGATCGCGCAGCAAAGAACTGAATACTATGCTAAACAAGCACAGGATCAGCAGGCTGCAATAGACGCCGATCTAGCGAAGGAACAGCATAAGAGTATGCCTATCAATGTTGATAGAGATACTCGTGTAACCTTCGGTGGCTCCAAGAAGGGTTAATTTTTTAACAATTCGGAACCAGCGAAATAAATAACCGTACTGGAGGCCCGCAAGGGCAGGTACATTTAAGGAGAATAGACTATGGCTAATAGTTCATCGACTGGTTTCGGTTTGAAACCATTAAAAAAAGTCGGTCAAAACTACGACGCTGGCGGTCTAGGTGAGTACCCAGTTGCAGCTTCTGCAACAGCTATCTACGCTCAAGATTTAGTGGCGATGGCAAACACAGGTACAGCAGCAGTAGCAGCCGCAGGCACTACTCACAACCTAGGTTCGTTAAACGGAGTATTTTTTACTGACGCAACAACTGAAAAGCCAACATTCGCGAACAATCTGAAAGCTTCTAACACAGCTACAGATATCGTGGCGTTTATTACTGATGACCCGAATCAGATCTACGAAGTAAGATCTAACAATTCAGGTGCTTCAGCACAAACTGATGTTGGTAATACAGCTGAAATAAGTTATTCAGCTGGTGCAACTCCAAACTACATCTCTAGAACAACTCTAGATGACAGTACTTTGGCGACTGCAACACAACAACTAAAAATCGTAGGCGTATCGAGAGATCCGGAAAATAGCGACTTAACATCTGCAAATGTAGTATGGAGAGTTGTTATCAACGAACATTTCTTTGGTGCTACTACAGGGGTATAATAGGAGTATATAACTATGGCAATATCACGTAATCAACTAGTTAAAGAACTAGAGCCAGGTTTGAATGCCCTATTCGGCCTGGAGTATAAACAGTATGAACAAGAACATGCTGAAATATACACAACTGAGTCATCTGACAGAGCTTTTGAAGAAGAAGTTATGTTATCAGGTTTCGCTCAAGCACAAGTTAAACCAGAAGGTTCTGGTGTAACTTACGACAGTGCTCAAGAAACTTTCACAGCTAGATACACTCACGAGACAATCGCTCTTGGGTTTGCTATCACTGAGGAAGCTATTGAGGACAATTTGTATGACAGACTTGCGTCTAGATATACAAAAGCTTTAGCAAGATCTATGGCTCAAACTAAACAAGTTAAAGCAGCTGCACCATTAAACAATGGTTTACCTGGATTGAGTTTCACTTCAGGCGATGGTGTAACTCTTTTCAACACAGCTCACCCAACTATTGCTGGAACTTTCAGAAATACATTGGCAACAGCTGCGGACTTAAACGAAACTTCATTAGAGCAATCAATGATTGATATCTCTGCTCTTACTGATGAAAGAGGTTTAAAGATCGCTGCAAAAGCTGTGAGAATGATCGTTCCATCTGCACTACAGTTCACTGCTGAAAGACTTATGAAGTCTTCACAAAGAACTGCAACTGCTGATAATGACATTAACGCATTAGCAAGCATGGGAATGATTCCTGGAGGATACTCTATTAATCATTACCTAACAGACACAGATGCGTTCTACATTATCACAGACGTGCCAAATGGTATGAAGCATATGGAAAGAGCTCCATTAACTACAAAAATGGAAGGCGATTTCGATACTGGAAACGTAAGATACAAAGCTAGAGAAAGATACGTATTTGGTGTATCTGACCCTAGAGGTATTTTTGCATCACCAGGTGCTTAATCAATAATTTTGTGGCGGGACATAGTTCCGCCACAATCAAGAAATAGAAAGGAAAAATGCACCCTAAAAACTTCAGAGTTAAGATATATGCTTATCAACTTCACGCAGATTTTGTGATAAATAGCATTGATTCTCCATTAGATATCGAAAATGCAATTATTGACAAATTGGGAAAAGGTGATATAAAATGGGAACATCTTGGAGAAATGAATGACCCAAGAGTAAAGAGAATAACTTATGAGGAAGTTATCGATGCAACAACATCTAGAGACCCTTTATACAAAGAAGAGGGGTCTGGACTTAGAGTGGGAACAGGAGCATCTTAAAGAGGGTAGATATACTCTTAATATGGTTAAGATTGACAGAAAAGTCAGAGAAGTAATTAGCCATATAAAACTAGCAGAAGCTAAAAGAGAGCATCTGCGAAATAAGATAGAAGGCTCTGAACCACAAGTTTCTGTAGCTACTTAAACAAAAAGCTACATCGTTGAATAAATTCAATTCACATTACAGGCTCTCTTGCGCTCTAATAAAAACTAGTATATAAAATCATTACTATACAAAATTGTTTATGTAGACGCGTATAGTCGACGGCCTAGAGACTACATAAACGAAAACTAGGAGGATAATACTATGGCACAAACTACATTTTCAGGACCAGTAAAATCTTTAAGAGGATTTGTTACTGCAGGACCTGACGCGGTTGTAGACATTACAGCGGAAACTACTTTAACTTTTGCTGCTCACGCAGGTAAAGTTATTAAAGTAAATGATGCAGATGGCGCAATCACACTACCAACAATCCAAGCGGATAGCAAAGGTGTTACAGCTGGAGACAATGACCCTAATGCAAACAATCAATTAGGTGCAGTTTACAAATTTTTTGTAGGCACAGATTGTACAGATTGCGATATTAAAACTGACGGAACTGACAAATTTGTTGGTCACGCAACTATCGTAAACGTTGCAGATGGAACTAATAGTACATTCGCACCAGCAGCATCAAACGATGTTATCAGCATGAACGGTGGAACTACAGGTGGAGACAAAGGTAGTACAATTACTATTACTGCACTTGAGGACAATGTATATTTAGTAGAAGCTGTGTTGATCGGTACAGGTACTGAGGCAACACCTTTTGCAGATAGTTAATAGATAATTAGTGTGGGGCTTCGGCCCCATACTTAATTTAATGGAGAATAAAATATTATGTATAAAAGTGATGTAAAATCGGTAAGAGTTACAGCTACCGGAACAGTATTCGCTGGAAGAACTAGACTTAGAGGAATTGTATTAGCATCCGATGCAGGTGGTGCTGGAACTATAATTCTTCAAGATAATTCTGATAGCACAACTTTGTTTCAAGCTGACGTCCCTAATGGAGATGTTTTTTCAATGAACATTCCTGAAGATGGAATATTATTTCCAGGTGGAATGAAAGTATCTACTATCACAAATATAGAAGCAGCTACTTTATTGATTGACAAGTAGGAGGTTAAATGGCTAACACTACTTCCGGAACTACGACTTTTGATAAGACGTTTTCAATTGATGAGGTAATTGAAGAATCTTATGAAAGAATTGGTATGCAGAATCTTTCTGGTTATCAGTTAAAATCTGCAAGAAGATCTCTTAATATTTTATTTCAAGAATGGGCAAATAGAGGTTTACATTATTGGGAAGTTGGAAATAACAATATCACGTTAGTTGATGGCCAAGCTGAGTATACAATGTTTAGATCATCAGCAGACGGAACTTCTAGTGCAACTGCAGTTTTTGGTGTTGATGATGTTTTAGAAGCATCTTTTAGAAATAATAATATAGACACACCTCTTACAAAAATAAATAGATCACAGTATCAAGCACTATCAAATAAAGCTTCTACCGGGGTACCGTCACAATATTTTGTTCAAAGATTTATAGATAAGGTTACAATTACTTTATTCTTAACACCTGGATCTAATGAAGCAGGTAAGTTTTTAAATTACTATTTCGTAAAAAGAATACAGGACGTAGGTGATTACACTAACGCAGCAGATGTTCCATATAGATTTGTTCCGTGTATGGTCGCAGGATTGGCGTACTATCTTTCTATTAAAAATGCGCCTGACAGAGTTCAAATGTTAAAGATGTTATATGAAGATGAACTACAAAGAGCTTTACAAGAAGATGGTTCATCATCAAGTACTTATATTAGTCCTAAAGTTTATTATCCGGAGTCTTAATGTCAAATCTTTCTTCAGGTAAATACGCACAATTTATATCAGATAGATCTGGCATGGCTTTTCCATATTCTGAAATGGTAATAGAATGGAATGGTGCAAGAGTTCACATATCTGAGTTTGAACCTAAACACCCTCAACTAGAACCAAAACCACATAGTGCAGACCCACAAGGTTTATTAAATGCAAGACCTGCAAGAACAGAACCTGCAGTCGCAAGAATACTAACTTTAAATCCTTTATCTGCTACAAGTGGATCTACAACAATATCTGTATTTGAAGATAATCATGGTAGATCTACAGGTGATGTAGTTAGGTTTAGAAGCGGAGAAGCAGGTGCAGGTATAACTGCTGCAGACATTAATGTTTCTACAGGATTTACAATTACGGTCACAGATGCTAATAATTACACATTTACAGCTTCAGGTACGGCAACTGCAACTGAAAAAAT